CTGTTGCGCGGTGGCACGCAAGTATATGACATTATCGATAGTATCCAGATTACGATCCAATGCGCTTACAGCAGCCGAGCTATACTTGTTCGGGGATTTTAACGCTTCTGTCAACACTCTACGCGCCTGGGCTACCACGACCGGGTCGGGGTCCGTGCCGGTTATAGCGATATTGAGCGCCGATACCATATTGGTGTTGAGCGTCTTCTCCGCCGCTTCCTGCTCACCTTTCGTCTTTTCCTGTAAAGCCTTAAAATCTATATCGAAAGCCCGGAGACTTTGATTTAACGCACGGATGTCAGGCGGACGATAGTCCTTTGGGTCCGCCAGAGCTGCCGCCAATTTCACCCGCGCCGTCGCCACCGCATCGGGGTTCCCCTTGGAGATGGCGACGACGAGGCGCAGTATCTCCACGGTGTTCCCCAACTTCGCAGCGGCCGCAGCCTCTGACTCCACTCTATCTTCTTGTATCGCCACCGCTTTATATTTTGCTACCGCTGCCGCCGATACAGACCCAAAAGCTTGTTCCCCAAGGGTCGCCTGCCAAGGCCCCTTTGTGTCGTTCAACGAATCAATGAAATCCGATATCTGATCTGTGGTGTTGCTGGCAGTTAACGCGCCATGCGCGCCCGCTGCGTGTAGGCCCGCAAGCCACCCGGCTTGCTCCTTCTGCACCGCTGCCGGGGCTACATTATTGTCTAGAAGACCTTGAACTTGATTCTTTATGTCCCTCTCCGCGTCGCCACTGGCGTAGTAGGCCAGGTCATTGGTGACCCGGTTAAATATTGTCGAGATCGTGTTCTTTACTTTCCCTACACGATAGGTCGCGCGTTTATCCGCCTCGATAACCACCGCGCTATTGCGTATCGAGCCGCGCAGGCGCGCAGAGGCAAGCGCGAACGCTTCCCGGCCCGCGGGTGTTTTCAGCCCCTCTTTGATGTCCCCAAGCCAAATGTCGAGGTCGTCCACCATCTTGGTAGAGAAACCCAGGGCGTCACCCGTCGTATCCGTCGCGCGCTGCGCGAGTGTCCTACTCCACTCGAAACCACCCTCGACCATGCGCTGCTGCACGGCAATACGTTCGTCACGTCCAGCTTCCTCCGCCCTCTCGTCGCGACGCGCCACCAGCACGTCACTACGTTTAGACAACTCTGAACCCAACTGCGTAAAACCCTCGCCGCCGCCAAAGTCGCTCGCGCTCGCGCGCCGCCCGCTAGTAGGCCCGGCGGCGCGTCGTCTTCCAGTAGGTGCGTTGAATAATTGCGGCATCAGGGTCGCACCACTCGTTCTCGTTTGTTATCAATAATGTCATATACTTGCGTGCCACCGCGCAACAGCGAGTTCGCAGCGGAGAACCTCGCCTCGGAGCGCGCCGCGCCCGCCCGTTGCCTGTCCAGCCAAGCTGTCTGTTCATACCCCGCCGCTTTGACCTCACCACTGTGGAGGGTCATCAACCTGTCCATTTCTACCGTGCGAGTGGTTTCATAAAGCAAGTCGAGCGACGACAGTCCGAGCGCCCGGACCGCGCCGAGACGCTTACGGCCTAACCGGTATTCGGTATCCGCGTCCGCTTTCGCAGCCAGCCGCGCTGCGGTGGCGTTACTCGCCGCGACTTGCGCATTGAAATTCGCCGCTTTCGACGCAGCTTGACCCTTTTTAATCGCGCCGATTGTGGACGACATCATGCCCGCCAACGCAAGACCTATGGATACCGGATCGCCCATTACGACAACAACCTCGCATACAAGGCGCAGTCCCGGCCATCGGGGCCGTACCCACGCATACAGTTTGCTTCCATCTCGAACCCCAAGAGCCGCGCCCACCGATGCGCCGCTGGAAAATCACAATCGACCGATATCTCCACCCGGTTGAACCCGCAGTTGTCCAGGAACCGTTCGACCGCACGATGTATCATCAGAAAATCACGCGGACCAATGTCGGACAAGAACGCCCACGCGATGCCACGCCCCGCCCATTGGGAGATCACACCACCTGACGCAATCGGCGTATCGCCGTCAATCACCGTAAAAGATTGTTGCGTTTCCAAGAACTCTCCTTGCTTCTGTGACACCCAGCCACTCAAATAAGCCTGGGCGTGTTGTAGTTTTAACGTATCCAGATGTATCACCCGAAACGGCTCGATGTGCATCACCTATCCTGTGTTATCAGTTGCGCCATGATGGCTTCTAACGTAACCGGCAGGGGCTGTGTCTGCCGATAAAAGATCAAATTGTCTGAACTGAACGCGCCGTCCCAGGCCACTTCTACATCTCCCGTGAACAAAGGCACCGCCGTGTCCATGAGATCGCCCCCCGCGCGGAACACCAGATCATCGAGACTAGCTGTGTCGGGGCCAATGGTGCCCCCCATCGTAGACAAGAAGCGAAGAATAACCCGATGAATGCGGTTCAGTTTGCCTTGTGCTGTGCCATCTCGCGCGCCCGCGTCCAAGCGTAAAGTCTCAAGATCAGATATGTAACTCAATCCAACATGAACCTTCGACGAGGAGTGGCTTAGTGTAATAGCCCCCGACGCTACCGTTCGATCCGGGTGCGCCGCACCCTCAACCAGTACCGACACCACCTCCCCCTCAAGGTGAGCTAGACCGGATAGCGTTGTGACACGCTCGCGCGCCACCCCCGCAGATACATAAGCCGAATAACCGGATGCGTCGATAGCCGGGTGTATGTCACCCCCGGACGTGTAAGTTGTGTACGAAGTACCATTAACACCAGATAGCTCAAAGGTATTGGCGGTCTTATTGGCGACTGTGTAACCGTTGCCGTTCAGTTCAGTCATACCTGAGACATTGATAATCAGTATCTCATCAGTATTCGATAACCCGTGCGCCGCCGCCGTGATAACCACCGGGTTTGCTCTCGTCGCTGCCGAAATAGCCGCTGTTATCTTAATATTACCAAACAATTCAAAGGTGTTCGTCGCCACTTCACCGACAGTAAACGGAACCTTGTTCACTTCGACCATACCGACGACTTCTGTGATACGAACCTCGTCTCCATCGGAAAAACCATGCGTCGCTGAAGTAACAACGGGTGGGTCCGCCGCCGTAATCGCTGTGATTGTTTTCGGATCGTCAAGAGACAACCCGCTATCCACAAAGAAAGCATCTTCCTGATCGTTCAACGAGTCCCAGAACGGCTTTATATAACTAACATAGCGCACCGTCGCACCATCGACTCGACGACGCACGATGAGATATACCTCATCCGCTGTCCCACCCGGATTAGGGATGACCGCAACACTCTCAACCACCGCCGTCGTACCCGCTGCATCCGAAACACCCGCAATGGTGTGCCGTGCCCAACCGACAACCTTTTGCTCTCGGTCGTAGGTCAAGGAAATGAGCGTACCGTTGGTGAGAACACACCACACCACGCTCTGCGGCTCGGCCTGATACGCCATCTCGACAATGCCTGTTCGCGTGATCTGCTCCGAAATTAACGTAAGATCAGGCGACCGGAAACCATCGTCTTCAAAACTAAAAGCCAACTCTCGCAGCTTCCGCGCCGCGCGCTGTACGAACAACAGCGCTCGGCCCGCACGAAGAGGGGCCACCGCCGCGCTCCCGTAAGCACTAGAGCGTGTGCTCTGCACATTCGAGGGGGTAACCAACCCACCGGCATCCGTAGCGCGCAACACCCACTCCCCACCCGTCGTACCTATTACGAGTCCTTTCTCGTCTGACGCTACCCAGCGGATCACATTCACCTGATCTGCGGACAGGGTATCCGTGATCGCACCGTCATCGACCACCGTACCATCGGCTTCAGTCGGGGCCATGTTCTCGAAATCGCCGGTTATGCTCAAATCCAGACGTTGCGGGTAGCTCGTCGGCCCGCCAAAACACAGTCTGTTCTGATGAAACGTCACAACGGCAGGGAACCCCGTCGTGGCTGACCACACCCCCAATCGCCATGTCGCCGTCGCAGTACCGGCGGAAGCATTCGGGCCATCAATCGTCGCTGTCACGCTGGTCGTACTCGCGCGCGCGGTAATTGTGAGATACGTCCAATTGCCCGCCGGGTCTTCCCACCGTATTTGGCGTCCCACGTCGGTAGTCTGGAACCCGTCGCCAGCATTAATACCGGTAACTGCCGAAGCCGTGACGGTAATCGACCCCGACGTACCGGACAAAGCAAATGTGGTGGCCGTGGCGTTCGTGTTCAGGAAAGGCCCGTCGCTAAAAGTGATATTCGTTATCGTCCACGCAATATCAGAGGTCCGGGTCAGCTTTCGCGGCGCGTAGTCATTATGCGTGATATACAGCACATCCGCGCTTTGTGTGAATCGCAAACTGAACAAGTCTGCCTCTACATAGGTCGTAACCAACACGACCGGTGACCCACCGTTCTCGATGATCGCCCGGTCCTTAATGAACCGGCACACCAGATTACCAAACTCAAGGATATAGGCTTGGGTCGTCGAAAACTCGAATCGAACAAGACGAGTGGTCTTTGTGCTGTCTTTCACCGCGACAATATGTTTCGTGCCAGGGCGGCGCTCTAAGGGACCTTGCACCAAGGGAATAAAATTAAGAACAGTTTTCAGACCCGTCTTGTAACGGTCAATATCCGGGCGACCATAGAGTAACGGCGACACTTCGCCGCCGTTGAAATTATTCTGTATTGTAGAGACTTTACTCACTTACAATCTCGCTAAAACCCACGAATCTGTCGGCGTGACTTGCGGAGGACGCTCAAAAGCGTTTACCCGACGAGCCTCTTGCTGCACAATCTTGTAGTGGCGCTCTGCCGCCGCCTTTTTCGTGTTTGATTGCGTTACCTGTTCCACCACATCCAAGGCAATACGAGCGGCCAGAAGCGCAACAAAACTTTCATCAAACACACTCTCATCTGTGACACGTTTGATATAGATTAAATTAATGGGGGAGCCGGAATCCGTGAGGATAAAGCGCCCCTCGATCTGCCAGTCATCCTGTAAATCAGTGCTTTTCGAGCCATTCGTCGGTAGAACTCGCAGACTATTCGACGGGATCGCATAACGCTTATTATACCCAAACACCGGGTCTGTACTATCCGCTGCAATCTTAACCCGCGTGCGTGCGAAACTCCACGGATGCGCCCGCAACTCACTGTCGCGGGCGTGCGTGTAAATTCGGTTACACGCACGCCCGGCGGTAGTGTCTTCGGAAAGTGAAGATATCGTCTTTGTGCCAAGTCTTTGCAACGCAAGATTACAAATGCTCACTGCGTCAGTCATGTACTACACCTCGGCCAACCGGGGCGACCGAAGCCGCCCCGATGACTCAATCAACGACAAACATCATCGCCAATTCGATGGTGCCCGTAGCCGTGGCCCCGCCGACAACAACTGTCACCGGGATACCATCCGCATCGGCATCGACCTCACCGAACTTACCGAGTACCGTGGTCGCCGCAACGTCAACCGTAGTGATTGAGGTTGAAGCCGCCGCAGCCTTCCACTCGTCCACATCCAACGCGACCACGGTGCCCGCAGCGTTTTTATATGCCGCGTGCCCCACGGAAAGCGTGCTGCTCGAACCCAAGGCATCGTGCACCAATTCCCCGGAAAGGATACGCGCCCCATCCGGGATATTGAACATCTCGATGACCGAACCCGACGCCGTAGACGAGGCTTCGTAGAGCGCGTATGCCATACGCACCCGACCGTAAGACTCGTTGGGCTTGATAAAGTCTTTGGGCGTGTTCTGGTCCCATTTGGTCTTCTGAACACTATAGAAAGTAGCCATTTTTCATGCCCTCCTTACGCTTCTGAACAAGTAATGGCGACGACCTTTTTTTCCTCGATGCGCGTGGCACCGAAGGTGGCCTTGACGTACACTTGTGTCGAGTAGTTCTTATCGGGACGAACGTCGATCTGTACATCAAGATCGCCCCACATACCGAGATGAACACCAGACTTCGCCCAACAGACGACAGTACGATTACTGCCGGACAGAGCCAAACGCTGGCTGTCGAGGAAGTTGAAGCCCATGAAGGACTTAATCCGCCCGTCAACCAGTACGGGTTTGTTGGTAAAATCGAGACTGATCGCCTGGGTCTCACCCAAGAGATCATCATGCTGTTGCGCGCCGATAGCGCAATACAACACCTCGTTATCGACATCAACTTCCGCCGCGATCAACAACTGCATGGCTTCACGCAGCTTGGCGACCGTTAGACCGCCCGATGTGGTAGACGCGGTCTGACCGGCGGGGAACGTAGTCGTGGTAGTGCCATCCTCACCCGTGAGGGAACTTGCCGTCATGGCGAGAATGATCTTATCATCCATAGCCCGACCAATCGCCATCGCGCCATTAATGGCGTAGGGCGAAGTCGGATCAGCGATGATCTTCAGCTTGTCGGTATCATCGATCAAATCTGCCCAGCGATAGGTGCTGGGGAATACCCAACGCCTGTCATGGGGGGTTTCGATGAGCGGGGTATCGGCGTGGCGTGTCGTCTGCAATTCGGCAGTCACGGCACCAATCTGATTGACCGAAGCACCCTGTTTACCGTGATAACCGTCTTCCATGACGGCTGCACGAAACTTTGAACCCCGCTGTTGCAAAAGCAACTCAACGGTGTTCTTGTAGTCAATAACTGACCACTCTAGGACTTCATTAGACATGGGAAAAACCCTTCCTTCTGTCGATTAAAACAAAAGCTCTAGGCTTATCCGGGCCACCGGGGCCACTACTGGGGTCGTTTGCCGACCTAAATGAGGTTACCGGCAGACCTGTTCGACGCCAATGTTGGCGTGCTTACGAATAAACACTGGCATAAAAAATACGAAAAGACAACCCCCATATAAATCCGCTATGCCACCAAAATTCCGGGGGCTTCTTCGCCCACGTCGGCGTTGATAATAATATCACCCGCTTCCATGTACGCCTTCGGTAATATTCCGGCGCTGTCGTTTTGCTCTGGGCGGCACCACCACGCCGCGCAACGTATGACTCCCGTCTGCTTCGGTCGCACCCGTGTCTATAAACCGCGCAAACCGCCCCGCCACAGCGAGGACATCGCCCACCGAACCACCAGCGATGATGGCCAATTTAAGCGCGTCTAGCCTGATCTGTTTCACGCCGAGACGCCCGCAATCTGACGCGACATAGCTTCTTTCTTAGCCATCGCCGCGTGGTGTCCTGGGTGGCCTCTATCCAACCACGCCGACATAAAATCTTTATTCAACATCATTTCCGACATAGCCGTTTTGGCCTGCTCCGGGGTCATGGCCCCGCCACGTTCAGGGGCACCGCTGTCATGCACATGCTCGCCCATCTGGCTGTTCAATTTATCAACAAACCGCATGGCGTCAGCGCCGCCAAGCGCGGTGTGCAACGCGCCCAGTTGCGGTAGGGTCAGCCCCAACTTACCGGCAGCGCTTTCTATGCCCGCCACCTTACCGGCGTAGGCCGCGCCCCACTCCTTCTTTAACTCCGCAACAGCGGCCTCGGCGGTGCTATCCCTGATCGTCTGTGCCGTAGTAGCGGAGTCGTTCTGGTAGGCGTCCCACCTACCCGCGATCTGTTCGGCCTGCTTCTGGGTCAGACCGGCCTCATGGAATATCCCACTAGCCCAATCCGCAAACGCGCTGTCTTGCCCTTCGGGCGGTGTCAGCCCGTAGTCCTGTGCGGTCTTCGGGCGTCCCAACTTGGTGTAAAACTCGTTCGTCTGCTCGGATGTCGGGTCGTCACCGAGCATCATTATCGTCAGACCCGCCTTATCGCGCCCGAACAACTGTTCGAGGTGCCGGTAACTCTTGACCACACCCTCGAAACCCGCCTGATCGAAGTGTTTGCCTTCGGCGTAGCTACGCAAGTCTGGATCGGAAAACCCCGCCAATGGCAAGGTGATCGCTCCCGCTGCTGGTGCTGCTGCTGCTGCTGCTGGTGCTGCTGCTGCTGCTGCTGGTGCTGCTGGTGCTGCTGCTGCTGGTGCAGATGCCGGTGCTTCGGGGTTGCCCGTGTCTGCGGACCCTTGTTCGTCGGACATTTATTGCTCCTGGTTCGGGTTAAAGTGCGCCCATAACTGGGCCTCGGTCATGTTCATGTGCCGTGTGATCCGTAGCCAGACCTCACGACGGCCTTGCAGTACACCTTCCGCGCGGGGGTCTGTGTTGAACGTACTTTCATGCGCCCGGCAGAACCTCGCCAAATCATCCAACACCCGCGTCCCGTGGACACCGGCGAACGTGCGGCGATAATCCTGCGTACGGGTGATTAGAAAATTGCGTACCCGGTCGATCACCGCTTACCTAACAACATCGCGGCAACATGTTACCCCGCACCCAACTGTTTCATAATCCCCGCCGCTGCGGGTGCCGCCTCGATCATCTGCTGGGTTTGTTGCGCTTGGGCGCGCTGTGCGCGGAGTTTCTGCACCGTCGCGTCATCGCGCATCCACGACGCGGGCACCGCGTTGATCTCGGCCAATTGTTTATAGATAACATCCGTGTCGAACTGATCCAATACCGACACATCTTGTGTCGTGTTTGCG